AAAATTCATTATTCATCTCCTTCCTTATTTAATTTCTGTTTGACCGCTGACTTAGTTTCTTGCTTTGATGACTGAGGCGGCTCTGCTAAAACAACATCCCCATGCAACAATTTTCTTTCCCATTCGGAATTGCTTTCTACCCATTCGCCGTCCTGTGAAATTTTATGAAGCATTTTTTCTGGATGTCGTATAACGTGGCCGGCCACTGCTGGTTTAATAAAAATCTGCATTTATTTCTCCTTAATAGGGAAGTTCAAAAAGTGGAATGAGATCGTCAGTCGCTAATGGCTCATCAGCCAATGGGTCATTGCTATACCAATTTGCAACATAGTGATTGAACTCATCGAGATCGAATGACACACCATCTTCCTGACCCAATCTTCCTAATAACTTAAATTCGAATTTGTGCCAGTAACGTGATCTATCCATGTCAATCATCTGATCGCCGACGTATTGCAATGAATGTGAATCAGTATCAAAGCCGTCATAGTTCAAGAGTATTTTTAAAAGGGCGAATCTCATGGAATAAACTAACTGCTGTGCATGTTTTCCCGTGCGGTCTTGTTTGTTATCAAGACAAATAATAATTGTTAATTTTTCTTCATAATCTTGCAGGAAAGCTTCAAGCGACAATGTTGTCGCGACAAATGTTCCCAACATGACAAATAAAGTTGGAATAATTGTTTCGCCTTCAACATAAAGACGTGAATCATCTTTTGCATTCGCAAGCGCTGCTGCACCATCGACTCGCATCGTCGTTAAATTCGTCCTCAAATATTCGATGACTTGAGTTACTTGGATCATGGGTTAAAAGTCCTTCTCAATGCGTCATCAATATAGCCCTGCAACTTTTTTTCATTCGCATCGAATGAAGGTTGCAGCCATGGGCGAGGCATCATGTACTTTGTGCCTGTTTCAAGAAATTGTGAGTAATTCACATCACTGCCAATATCCGCTTCTAAAAACCTGAAATTTGTTCTAATGCTTGCAACTAATCGGCCTGTATCTGTTTTTGGATATTCGCCAGGCGCAGACGCTTGATGCGTTACAGTTTTTCGTTTATAAATTGCGCCGTGTCTTGCGCCACGCGAGATATTAGTGACTGCGGTATTTCTTATTTCTGTTGCGATTCGTTTAATAACAGTGTCAATGTTGTTAGCGAATTTAAAGTTATAGGGTTCGAAAATGCGTAAGTCTTTATTATCGAGCTTGAGTTTTAACTCAATCATAGATCACCTTTAATTTTCAGGTGGCAAGTCGGTTTCAAGTGCATCGCCCACAGCATTTACGCTGACTCTAAAATATTCTCTGGCATGAAATACTTCTTCGCATAACAAAACTATAAAACGGTTTTTCTCTAAAAGATTCTCAACATTTCTGATTCTAAAACGTCGACTGTTCATCAATATCCAGTTTTCAGACGTTACATAATCGTGATATCTAATTGTTATTTTGTGCGTAATCGTTTGTTCTATTTGCTGCGTTTGAAAAGTTACATAGCCTTTTACTGATTCAACCATTGCAAATACTGTGTCGAATGTCGTCCATACTTTGTTAGTTCCGTGACCCTGCAATGAATCTTGCGTCTCTGTATATCGCTGCAATTCAACGCGATGGCGTAGACGTGAAATCTTCATAGCAGTACCGGAATTTTATATTTGGATAAAAGTGAAGTAACACCGAATGGCACAGGGATCATTTCAACATTCCCTTTCATCATCATGTCATCAGTGATTGAGCCACGCTGTTCGTACCATTGCGCGACTAACATTTTCATCGCTAAAACAATATTCGGCGGCACATTAATAGCTGCATCACCAAAACCAGCCTTAAAATCTATTTGCAATGAGTCATACAATCGCAAATTTGTAGGCCATGCGTCATCGTCATTTAAAACAACCCTATCACCAGACAAACGATAATTAGAACTATCAAAAACTGTTGCATTATTATCTTTGTCATAGGTGGTAATGGCTGTAATACTTTGAATTGGCGATTGTGGTAAACGTAGCACGCGCTTATTTATCCAGCTTCCCTCACGCGTATCTCGATAATCATAAGTCACTGTCCACGATTGCGTGATCAATGAATTTAAGCAAAATTGCTCAACCCACCGTCTCGCAACCGCGATCAATGCTGTCACCAAAGAATCAGTGGCAGAAATATCAATATAGCAATGAAGCTTTGCATCAGCTAAAGACAAAGGCTCAAGGGCTGCATCGGCTGTTTGAACTAAGTGCATGGCTCAACCCTATGATTGTGACTTAGTGAAATGCAAATTCAAACCCATGAAATCATAAGCGGATGTCGCTGCGGCATTGACAGTCAACTCAACAAAATATTTTGAAGCTGCTGTGTTATCAAATGCAGGAGTTGTAACAGCAATATTATCCACATAAGGATTTGCTTGTGTTGCAGTGTTTAATGATCCAGTTAAAGGAACGCTAGTTACAGCCGTTGCCACATTATTTGCATAAGCGACTTTATCTAAAGTTAATGTATGAGCATCTAATGCAAGAGTTCCGATCTTATGGATTACATCAATGCTTGCTAACTTCAAACCTTTTGATGCTGTTGTGCGAATTGCTTCGGTAATATCAATACCAATAACCGACGTGTCATCGGCTGCCGTATGGCGTAATACATAATCACCTTCTGCAACTCTGGTGCGTGTCCATGTACCAACTGAATTGATTAATACATTTTCAATGCCGATTATCTTTTGATTATCTGTCAAGTCACTTGCAATTGCTGCTAGAGCTGCTGTCACATCAACGGCATTAACTTGTAAAGCGCCACCCGTTTCAATATTTACAACACCACCAGATTTAACTTTTACGATTGCGCCTGATTTAACATTTAATATTGCACCTGATTCTAAATTTTCAGTACCTTCGACTTCCTCTGTTGCGCTTGCTTGAACATCTAGCACGCCACCAGCTTGAATATCTTCGACGTTTCCGCCTTGCTCGATAACTACTTCAGTATTGTGAATAACGCCATCGCCTGTACTCATGATTATTTCCTCTTGTCGGATTTGTTTTGATAATCGCCTTCATCGAGTGCTTTGTTTTCATGCGCTGCCTTGGACTTTTCGCCCACAATCTCAGCCACTTTCATTTCTACAAAGTTATTGGCGAGTGATTCACTGACGTCATAAGACTGGCCAGCTTCATATTCTTTGCTGTGAATTCCATCGTCACAACCTTTTGCGTTCTCTAGCATATTGATTTTCATTTTCATCTCCTTTAAAAACAAAAAGCCCCAATAAAGGGGCTTAATTGTTTATTTCTTTGCTTCGATTGATTAAGCGACTGGCATAATGTCAGCGTTGCCTAACAATGCGACTGCGCCTGCTGCTGCGACACCGGATGTTACGGTTGCAGAAACAAGAGACAATCTCACATAGCGAAATGCACCAACGCGATAGCCAACACGACCGACTGCGTTAGAAGCATTTAAAACAGGCAATGCGCCAAAACGATTCGATGCGTCAACCACTGCTGCATCGGATAATCCTGAGTCGTTACCTTCTTCTAACAACACGGTGTATGTACCATCTGTGCGAACGCCTAACTGCACGATGAACTCTGCTGCGCCGAAACCTTGCAAGTCAATAATGTTGCCCACGGTCGTTGTAGACGACGCGATTGCGGCTGCATTAAGCGCATTTACTTGTTTGGTATTATTATGTAGGTCTTTTCTAAACATACTCATTGTCTGAACTCCTTATTCGTTAATGGGTTTTAAAGGTGCCGAAATCGACACCTTTAATTCCTAAGACTAGGTGCTGATTTTTTGTAGCTTGATAGCTTCAAAGTTAATAACGCCACCTCCAACTCGCTTCGTGGTGTAAAACTTCACGAAAGGCTTGCTGGTGAAAGGATCACGCAATATGCGAGTTCCGATTCTATCAACAATGAGATAGCCCCTTGAGAAATCACCGAACGCTAGCGCTAATGCACTGGCTTGAACGGTGGGCATATCAGCCGCACGCATGATGGGATATCCCATGAATTGTGCTGGCTCACTGCCGAACCCTGGCTCCCATAATGGGCGACCGATACCGTCAACGATTAAACGCATTTGGGCGACTGTTAAACGATTTGCTAAAAAGCGAGCGCGTGCTAGATAACCGTCTTTCAGTGAGTAAACTAGATTAACGATACCCGCATAAGTCAGAGCCGACGCATTACCAGAAACGACCTGTTGGATTGTTCCCCAAGCTGGCACGTTTGGTGTTGCTGCGTTCCATGACCCTGCT